ATCCACAATCAGATGTTACAGATCTAACTACTGACTTAGCACTAAAAGCACCAATTGCTTCTCCAACTTTTACTGGCACTGTAACTGGAACTCCAGCTGACGGTACGACAACATCAGCAGCAACTGGTTTTGGCTACATGGGTGTCCCACAAAGCTCTTCTGCTGGAACTACTGGCTCATACACAATCACAGCAGCTGATGCTGGTGAACATATTTATGCTTCTGCTACCAGAACCGTAACCATTCCTGCTAATGGAACTGTAGCATTGCCAATTGGAACAACAATTGCTTTTATTGCTGGTACTGGTGCAACCTTGACTATTGCAATAACTACAGACACTTTACTCATAGCTGGTTCAGGAACTGGAGGAGCGGCAACTTCTAGGACCCTAGCTCCTCACGGTATAGCAACAGCTATAAAAGTAACATCAACTCTTTGGTACATTTCGGGTAATGGAATAAGTTAATGTCTGGTGTTTTGAGCGCTTTGCTGAGCACTGGGATTAAGTTTGATACTGAATATTTAGTCATCGCAGGTGGCGGTGGTGGTGGTACTGCTGTTGGAGCACATACTAATACTGGTACTGGTGGAGGTGGAGCTGGTGGTTATCTAACAGCTTCTGGTTACTCCATTGAAGGAAACAAATTCTATAGCGTAACAGTTGGTGCTGCTGGCCCTGCAGCGCCAGGTGGTGATTCAACTTTTGCTACTATAACCTCTACGGGTGGTGGTGCTGGAGGAGTTCCTGGGGCTGGTAACGGAACTACTGGTGGTTCTGGAGGTGGTGCTGGGTATCCTGGAACTGGTACTGCCACTACTGGAGGTTCTGGTACAGCTGGACAAGGTACTGCTGGAGGAAATGCTAACGGTGGTGGAGCTTCTGGTGGTGGAGGTGGTGCTGGAGGAGTTGGTGGAGCTGGCGTAGGAACAACCGCTGGTGCTGGAGGTATAGGTCTTGCTAACTCAATTACTGGAACTTCACTTACAAGAGCAGTTGGTGGAGCTGGAAACTACTCAAGCAGCCCTGTAGGCGGTGGTGCTACTGGAGCTGAAAACACTGGAAACGGTGGCCAAGGTGGTGTAAACAATAGAGCTAGCTCTGGCTATGGTGGATCTGGAGTTGTAATTATTAAATATCCAAATACAATACCAGATATGGTAATTGGCTCAGGACTTGTTATAGATGATGGCTCTAACGGAAATGTTTCAGGTTCTGGAACTAGGCTATCTCCAAGCTTTACACCATCAGGCTTTAAGGTTTATAGATTTAAATCAGGCACTGGAAACGTGAGTTGGTAATATAAAATGGCACACTATGCATTCTTAGATGAAAACAATGTAGTAACAGAAGTTATTACTGGAATTAATGAGACTGAACTCATTGAAGGTTTAGATACTGAAACTTGGTACGGAAACTTCAGGGGTCAGGTTTGTAAGCGCACTTCTTATAACAATAACTACCGCAAAAACTACGCAGGCGCTGGATACACTTATGACTCTGACCTAGATGCTTTTATAGCGCCTAAGCTTTTTGAGTCTTGGTTACTTAACGAAGAAACTTGTCTTTGGGAACCTCCAACGACTTATCCTGATGACGGAAAAAGTTATGATTGGGACGAAGAAACTATTTCTTGGATAGAAGTCTTTTAATCTTTCTCATATATGGTAAAATAAGGTAGGAGAAGAATGTCTATTAATACTACCCTTTCTAACTTGTATGTTGAAAAAGTTAGTTCTGAGCACCCACTAGCTTTGTGGATGCTTAATGAACAAGTTGACTATGTTTCTCAGATTACTGATGCTCAAAGAAATTTTTATGATTCAGACAATTGGGACATTGTTGATGGCACTGTTGTTGACGCCTCTGCAATTTCTGGGGCACCAAGCGTTCCAATTATAGACTCATCAATTTCTAAAATTGCTGGCAGCATACCAGCAAGTTCAACCCAAGACATTATTCTTACAAGTAGTTTTAGCATACCAGAGGCCAACTTAGTTCAAGAGTTATCTAATATTGGCTTAGGGTTTTATCTTTACATTGATACTGCCCTGGCAAATTCTGTATCTTTTGGATATTCCTATATTAATAGTTCTTCAGTAGCAGAAGAAAGCCTTAGTACCGTATTGCTAACAAATAGTGATAGGCTTAAGTGGAAGTTTTTTTCTAATACACTTGAACTACCAGCAGTTGGTGCAACAGATATAAAAATTATTGTTAAAATTAATATAGATACTGGCGGTGGCTCAGAAGATTATAACTTTTATATTAGTGGCTTATCCTTGGGACAATGGTCAGAAGATTTTAATAAGTATTCTTATGGCGTAAACCCAACAAGCATTCCATCAGACATAAACTTGCCTACAGCAGCAAACTTTAAAGCATTGCCAGCATATCCATATGGAACCTCTGATAACAGTGGATATTATCTTTCTCAGGGCTATAGCCTATCTTGCAAAAATTTTGGTATACCTATGGTATATGGATCTTATAATATTACAAAACTATATCCAAATGTTTATAATCAAATTACATACCCATCTTTAATTTTTCCAGGTAGTGGATTTTTAAACGAACGTGGAAGATATAATGAGTATACTGTTGAAATGTGGATAAAGATAAATGCTTCTGCTACTGCACCAAGAAAAATATTTGGACCAATCGCAAGTACTGACGGATTATATGCAGATCATGCACACTTAAGCTTTAAGCTTGGAAGTCAGGTTAAGTCTCATTTTGTTGGTGAATGGTTTAGACCAATGCTAGTACATATCAGACTTTTAAAAAATTCTTTAATTGTAGTTCTTAATGGAGAAGAAGTTATTAGTTTAACTTTTGAACAGGACACAATTTCACTAGCGTCAGAATTTGTAGACGGAAAAGGCCAGGACTGGCTAGGCTTTTATTCTTATGAAGATGTTGACCCAGTAGATTTAGATACATTTTCAATATACTCATATGCTATGCCAACACAAGTTGCTAAGCGTCATTGGGTTTGGGGTCAAGCAGTTATAGCACCAGAACAAACTAATTCAGCTATTAACTCTATCACTGCATTTAATGATTATGCTTTTGCTAATTATACAGCTAACTATAACTACCCTGACTTTGCAAACTGGAAGCAGGCATTCTTTAGTAACGTAGAGGCTGGATCAAAGATTCTTAGTTTGCCAGATTATCAATTGCCTGAATTTTCAATAGGAACAAATACAGTAAACGACCTATATGAAGCTATCTCAGAAATAACAGCAACAGGTGGAGACACTGACGATGCTGCAGGAATAAAGTATCTAACATTAAAACCAAACGCAAACTCTGAATGGAGTTCAGAATCACACTTTCTTTATTTTGATAAGCTTGGACTATTAAATGAACCAGTTGAAACAGTTTATGGTATTTTTAAAACTAGCGGTACAGAGGCCAATTCCCCACTTTTTAAAGTTACAAATAAACTTAACAATGACTTTTTCCTGGTGTCTATAAATGGAACTACTGTAACATACTCAGTTACTATCTCTGGCACAACAACAACAATAGCAACAAAAACCATAGAGGTTGGAAAAAAGTTTGCAGCAGGATTTAATGTTCAAAATCTTATATCTTCTCAAACTGTAGACTTTGGCAGATTTTTTGCAGATACCTCAAGCCTTGATATCTTTTTAGCTGGAGATGGCTCAAAAAAGTTTTCTGGAAGAGTCTACAAGTTTGGCTTTAATGCAGCATACAACAATCGAAAAATATCATCCTTGTATGATCAATTTGGAATTCTAAGTTCAACAATTCCAAACTCTAATACGTTATTTTCTCATACAGCCAACTACACCTTAACAACCATTAATGAATATGGACTGCTGTTTCCAGATATTGCGGTAGCTGGATACTGGGAAGACTATATACCTCTATCATATTTTAGCAAGGGTATCATAGACTATGATGGAAACCAAAACTATGAATTAGATTTTATTCAATTAAACCTAGACTTTCCAGAACCACCAGCAAAGCAATCAACCCAGACAACTTCTGCTTGGACATATCAAGACTTAAAGGATGAATATTGGGTACCAGAATTATTAACATATAGAGATTTAGAAAACTCATACTATACTGGTTGGGAAAACTATGAAGACATGTCTGACAATACAATTATTACAAACTTTTACAATACAGATGAAGATATAGTCAAGAGCTATGTTTCATTTCAAAAAATTAGCGATGGAGCAAATAAGAATCTTATAGAGTTTACTAACTACTATAAACCCCTGATTTCTGGAATCCTTGATCCAGATAACATTAATTCTTTAGATTGGAAAGATACAGCGTACCAAGTTACCAATGGAACAATAATTTATCCACCAAAAGAAAAATACTCTGGATCTAAAATAAACTTTAGCGACTACGCAATTGTTTGTCATTTAGAGTTTATATCAAATGGGATTCTTCATAGTCCAGTTAGACTTAGGGATCTTCAGCTTGCATCACAAGTGCTTGAAAGAACAACGTTTACTTCTGTAGGGTCTAAGCTTGGTGTCCCAGTTTACTATTATTCAAGGTCTGGACTATATTTTGATTTAAAGGGTAAAAATCCAATAACAACTTATAAAAAAAGCACCCCACATCTATATCTTAATAGACAAAGTGGTTGGAGTGTTAAAGGAGATTTTAGTCCAACAACAGATCGTGGTTTATCAATAGTAGTAAATGAATCTAGATCACAAGGATTAGAGGTAGCTCTTGTTCAGATGTGGGTTAGATTTTATCAAAATACATTTCCAACTGGAGCTATCATGATTTTTTCTATTAGTCATAAAGATGGCATAATTGACTTTTTTCTTGAAGCTGACTCAACTCAAAAAAGAGGTTTTGTTTTTGGGGTAAACAGAGAGTCACTAGAAATAATTGACACGTTAGAATATTCTATAAATGGAAATCCAGTAAATACCCCATTTTTAATTAATGAAGAATGGACAGCCCTAAGCATTAAGTTCCCAGACCTTCTTAGTTTTGACGAGGTGTCTGGAACAATTAATCTTAACGGACCACTTATGTACAACAACATATCTTATAAATTAGCTACAAACATTGAAAAATCTGAATCTATAGAAACAAGAACCTGGTTAACAGTTGAAGATCTAGATGATAATGGTACAGATAATACCTGGGGATATATAGCAGCTACTTGGAAATTACCAGAAATAGCTAGTTGGCAAGATCTACAAATTATTTCTCAAAGCCAAGAGCTCAACATTGATTTAGAAGCTATTTATGGAGATTACGTAGGATCTAATAGGATTGTAGTTGATGACAACACTGGACTATTGGTTAATCCAGAAAAAATTACAGCCTATAAAGAAATTTCTTGGGAAAGCACTATCAAAACACCAGCTTAATATGGTATACTGTTGGTTATGGAAAACGATATTTTATCACAAGTTAGTAATGTCCGTAGAAAAGTAATTGAGACTGACGTTGAGTGGGGTCTTTATGTCTATAAAAAAGCAGATGGCAAGTACTTTACAGATGGAAACGGAAACGTTTTAAACATCCCCTCAATGAAGGGTGATCTTTCAAAAATGTCAGAGTTATTTAATGCAGCTAAATACCATGGCGATTCAGGCGATGGGGAAGCAAAGTTTGTTCCTGGACTAACCAGGGTATCTGACGAAACACATTCAGAACAAATAGATCGTATGAAACAAGGATATATCCCATCTATGACTGACTATGGAGCTTGGGCAGATGCTCAAAAGACTGTTGACGTTTATGGACAAGAAGCATTGGAAGTAGATTAATGGAACAGAACGAATATTATATTGGGGCATCTCTTAATACTGAAGAGGAAGCCGTTAATCAATTTAAAGAGCAAGACCCATTTAACAAAAACTGGGAATCTCTAAAGTCTTATGACGGACTAGAGAAAAACTTTAAGCGCAGAACAGAAAGACTCATAAAGGTTCAGTATGACTACGCTACTCCAAACAATGCAGACTTAGCTTCAGATTCATATCTTACAACTGCTTCATCAAGACCAACTGGTGTAGATGGTTCTGAAAGCAAGCAGATTAATCCTGGTTCTGTCTATAGAAATGGTTATGGACTGTTTGACGTAATTACCCCACCATATAACATGTATGAGCTAGCAAACTACTACGACTCCTCATTTGCAAACCACGCAGCTATTGATGCAAAGGTTGCTAATATTGTTGGTCTTGGATATTCCTTCCACGTTACAGACCGTACAACACTAAGGCTTGAGTCAAGAGAAGAAGACAGCACTGCAGTTGAAAAAGCTCGCAAAAGAATTGAAAGAATGAAGATTGAGCTAGCTGACTGGCTAGAGTCTATGAACGACGATGACTCATTTACTACTACAATGAAGAAGGTTTTGATTGACTACGAGTCAACTGGAAATGGCTACCTTGAAATTGGAAGAACTGCTTTAGGACAGATTGGATATGTTGGTCACGTTCCAGCAACTACTATTCGTGTTCGCAGACTTCGTGATGGATACCTTCAGATTATTGGAAACAAGGTTGTTTACTTTAGAAACTTTGGGGCAAACAATCCAAACCCTGTAACAGGAGATCCAAGACCAAATGAACTTATTCACTACAAGTCTTACTCTCCTCTTAATACCTTCTA